AGCCTGTCACGGTGAACGAAATGAAACGTCCCCGTGGCAGGCCCCGAGTTGAGGTTATTGACGCAGGAGCATAGGGTATGACCACATCTGCTGGCGACCAGATAAACGGGGCGTTACGCCTAATTGGGATGTTGGCAGAGGCTGAGACACCTTCAGCCGCTACGTCTGCTGACGCATTGTCGGCGCTTAACCAGATGATCGACTCATGGAACACTGAGCGGTTGTCGGTGTTCACCACGCAAGACCAAGTGTTCACTTGGCCTGTAAATCAAGCTACACGCACGTTAGGCCCAACAGGTAACTTTGTTGGCAACCGACCTGTCTTGGTTGACGATGCTACGTACTATAAAGATACCTCAAACGGTACTTCGTATGGCATCAAAATAATCAACGAGCAGCAGTACAACGGCATTGCTGTCAAGAACACAACTAGCACTTATCCGCAAGTGTTGTACGTCAACATGGGCTATCCCGACATCACGTTGACGGTGTACCCTGTCCCAAGTAAAACACTTGAGTGGCACATCGTATCGGTGGAGGAATTGACGCAACCGGCAACGCTAGCAACTACGCTGTCCTTCCCTCCAGGCTACCTACGATGTTTTAGGTTTAACTTGGCCTGTGAACTTGCCGCTGAGTTTGGCGTTGAGCCAAGCCCACAGGTGCAGCGGATTGCTATGACCTCCAAGCGCAACATCAAGCGCATCAACAACCCTGACGATGTAATGGCAATGCCGTATGGTATTGTTGCCAATCGTCAACGGTACAACATCTATGCCGGGAATTTTTAATCATGTCTAATGTTGCCATCTCTGACCTGCCAATTGCCACCGTTATCAACGCTACGGACATCATCCCGTTCGTCCAACCTGCTGCTGCTGGCACGACCAAAACCATCACTAAGACGCTGCTGTTTACTAGCCCAACAATTGCTACACCAACAATAACAAACCCAACAGTTAGCACGGGTACATTCACCAGCCCTGCGTTGGTAACGCCAGCAATTGGTGCAGCCACAGGCACAAGCCTTACGCTCACTGGTCTAGCTACTGTTGGCACAACCCTTGGCGTTACGGGCGTATCCACCTTAACTGCTGGTGCAGTTATCCAGGGTATGACTGTGGGCCGTGGTGCTGGTGCTATTGCTACAAATACGGGTGTTGGCGCTAGTGTTTTAGCGGTCAATACCACTGGACTGTCAAATACTGCTGTTGGGTCAAGCGTACTAGCGGCAAATTTGGATGGGGATGAAAACACTGGATTGGGATACCGAGCGCTTTATGTCAACGATATAGGCGATCAGAATACCGCCGTAGGGTCAGAGGCGTTAACTGCCAACATAAATGGCAGTAGTAATACAGGAATTGGGTACGCTGCTCTCTACGCTAATGTAGGTGGTAGCAACAATACCGCCGTGGGTCGGGTTGCGCTTAATGCCAATATTGGCGGCACAGCAAATTCTGCATTTGGACAAGGAGCCTTGCAAAGAAGCATAACAGGAATACGCAATACAGCTTTAGGCGATTTAGCCCTTAATAACAATAGTTCTGGAAATGGCAACTTAGCTAGTGGTCGTCAAGCACTCAACGCTAATCTTTCAACTTCAAACAATACAGCTGTAGGGTTTCGGTCGCTGCTATTAAGCACAGGCCCGGTTGTTACTGCTGGTGCATTTGTTATTTCTACAAGCTACACCATACTTACGGTTGGTACGACCAACTTTGTTGCTATTGGTGCATCTGCCGATACTGTTGGGATTAGTTTTGTAGCAACTGGTGCAGGTTCTGGAACCGGCACGGCAAGCGAAAATATTGACGCAATTAACACCGCCATTGGATACAACTCAGGGTCAGCAATTACAACTGGCATTAAGAACACCGTTATCGGTGCGTACACAGGAAACCAAGGCGGCCTAGACATTCGGACTGCCAGCAATTACGTTGTTCTGTCTGATGGTGATGGGAATCCAAGAGCCTACTGGAATGGTGCTAACGCTACGTTTAATGGCAGTCTTACCGCATCTGGGTTAGCAAGCACTGGAGCCATAACGGGTGACACTCTTACGTTATCTGGTGCTTCTGGGTCTTTAAATGCTACTAGTATTTCTTCAAACAATGCTATTACTGCAAATAATGCAAGCATTGCTACGTTTATTGCAATGTCGGGTGGTGTTAACACAGTTGCCAGCGCTGGAACTATTGCCCCGGTCAAACAAATTGCTTACATTAGCGGCACTGCGGCTATTGCTACTATTACCCCGCAAACACCAATAACAGGTACAAACGGAACAATTATTTTAATTCCAACTGGCGCTTTTACTTGGACAACCGCAGGCAATATTGCCATAGCGGGGACAGCAGTTGTAGGCCGAGCGCTACACATGACCTATACTTTTACCACTGACAAGTGGTATCCAAGCTACGTCTGACATGAAATCCCCCATCCTCGGTTCAGCTTATGTTGCCCGTAGCGTCAATGCTGCGGATAACAGGATGGTCAACCTTTTTCCAGAAGTTGTCCCAGACGGAGGGCAGACAGGCGGGTTTCTAAACCGAGCGCCTGGGCTTGACTTGCTGGTGACGGTTGGGACAGGGCCAATACGGGGCTTGTGGACGTTCAACGGCGTTGGCTATGTGGTTAGCGGCACTGAACTCTACAGCCTCACCACGGCCTATGTAGCCACCTTGCGTGGCACGGTAGCAGGCACTGGCCCGGTTAGCATGAGCGACAACGGCACTCAGTTGTTCATTGCAGCCAACGGGCCGAGTTACATCTACAACAGCAGCACGGCAGTCTTTGCCCAGATTACTGATCCTGACTTTGCTGGCGCGTTAATCGTTGGCTACCTAGACGGCTACTTTGTTTTTACCCAGCCTGACAGCCAAATATTCTGGGTAACGCAACTGCTGGACGGCTCATCTGTTGACCCGCTTGACTTTGCTAGTGCCGAGGGTTCGCCTGATGGTTTGGTCAGCATGATTGTTGACCATGCACAAATTTGGTTGTTTGGCACTAACTCAGTCGAGGTTTGGTACGACTCTGGCGCTGCCGACTTCCCCATGACCCGCATCCAAGGCGCGTTCAATGAGATTGGCTGCGCTGCGGCCTTCTCTGTCGCCAAGCTGGACAACGGCATCTTTTGGCTGGGCGCAGATGCGCGAGGCCAAGGCATCGTCTATCGGGCCAATGGCTACACCGGCACTCGGGTCAGCACTCACGCCATTGAGTTTGCCATTGCCCAATACGGCGACATTTCTGACGCTATTGCCTACACCTACCAGCAAGAAGGCCATGCCTTCTACGTCCTGACATTCCCCACCGGCAACGCCACTTGGGTCTACGATGTGTCTACCCAGGCATGGCACGAACGGGCTGGGTTTGACAACGGCCTGTTCATGCGCCACAGGTCAAATTGTCAGATGGCGTTCAACAGCCAAATTGTGCTGGGCGACTACGTTAACGGCAACATCTACGCCTTTGACTTGGATGTGTACGCTGACAACGGCGACATCCAAAGGTGGCTGCGTTCGTGGCGAGCGTTGCCCTCGGGCCAGAACAACTTAAAGCGCACAGCACACCACACCTTGCAACTTGACGCTGAAGCAGGCGTAGGGCTTGTTAATACACCAGCAGGTCCTGCTCTGGACATCATTACCGAGTTGGCAAATGTTCCAGCATCAGGGCCAAGCTACCAATTGATTGCTGAATTTGATTCGGACTATTTAATAACTGAATCTGGTTTTAAACTTACTACAGAATCAGGGTTGTATTTTGTTACCAATAATTACGATGGCCCAGACTTTGCTGGCGCTGATATTGTCACTGAGTCATTTCCAGCGGCCCCAGGCTATGACCCGCAAGCTATGCTGCGCTGGAGCGATGATGGGGGCCACACTTGGTCAAGTGAGCATTGGGCCAGCATGGGCAAACTTGGTGAGTACGAATACCGCACGTTTTGGCGGCGGCTTGGTTCGTCCAGAGATCGGGTGTACGAGGTCAGTGGCACTGACCCGGTAAAGATTGCCATCATGGGCGCTGAGTTGGTGCTGAGTCCAACGTCAAGCTAATATGGCAAACGTCACCCAAATCCCTGCGCCTCGGGTTCCGTTTACGCAAGACGGGCAGATTACGACCCAATGGTTTCGTTGGCTCAACAACGTCTACACCATCACTGGCGAAGGACTTGGCATCACGCCAGTAATCAATGGCGGTACAGGCCTAGGCACGATTCCGACCAATGGGCAATTGTTGATCGGCAATAACACAGGCTATTCACTCAACACCTTGACGGCTGGCACAGGCATTACCGTGACCAACGGAGTGGGGACGATTGCAGTAACCAACAGCCTTCCCGACTTAACGGTGGTGCTGACGGGCGCAGGAAGCACAGTTGTGACAGGGACTTACCCAAGTTTTACAATTACCAGCAATGATGTTTTTTCGGGCACGGTCACTAGCGTATCGGTTGTCTCTGCAAACGGCTTTGCAGGCACTGTAGCCACTGCCACTACTACCCCAGCCATTACCCTTACAACGAGCGTCACAGGGCTTTTAAAAGGCAATGGCACGGCTATTTCGGCAGCGGTAGCAAATGTTGACTATGTGCCTTTATCCACGGTGCTGACCAAGACTGCTGACTACACAATCACAGGCACTGACTCTTGGATCATCAACAACAAAAGTGGTTCAGCCATGACGCTGACGTTCCCCGCTGCCTCAAGCTGGACAGGGCGATACATCACGGTCAAAAATATGCAGCCGCAGTTGGTAAACTCAGCCTCTAGCAATGTTGTGCCAATTGACAGCACGACAGCAGGAACTGCAATCCTTTTGGCAGTGGTTGGGAATTGGGCTACTTTGGTGTCTGATGGCACTAACTGGGTCATCATGCAGACCGCACCTAACAACATTGTGTTGCTGGGGTAACAAGGAGAACGATTATGGCGTGGTATGACGAACTTTTTGATGCACTTGGCGGCATAGGTGACACTAGCGGTTTAGATGCTGGAATAATAGCGGCTGGGTCAGATATTTTGCCTTCTTACAGTCCAGCAGATTACAGTAATTTTGACTCGGCAATGATGGCTGCTGGGTCAACCGCTTTGCCCTACGGCGGCGCTTCTTCTGGCACACCGTTCTATTTAGACCCACGTTTTTTGCAAGGTGCTGGGTCAGCCATTGGAGGCTTATCGCAAGCCTACGCAGGCTCACGCGCAGCCGGGGCACAAGTAGACGCTGCTGACCGTGCGGCGGCACTGCAAGAACGCATCTACAACTCAATGGCAGCGCGTAACCAAGGTGCTGAAACGCTTGGCAATCTGGCGCGTAATCGGTACGGCGAGTTGGTTGGGCTAGGGCCAAACACTAACGCAATGGGTTACGGCTCTGCCGTTCAGCCGTTTGACATGAGCAAATTTCAAGCTGACCCTGGTGTAGGATTTAGATTTAAATCGGGTATGGATGCCTTAAATAGAACAGCCGCCGCTAACGCTGGGTTGCAGTCTGGTGCGGCTCTTAAAGCAGCGACACGTTACGGGCAAGATTTTGGATCGCAAGAGTATGGCAATGCTTACAACCGCTATCGTCAAAACCGTGCAGATCAGTTAGACCCCTTAATGTACGCAATGACCGGCGGCACTAACGCTACCAACGCCACCAACACGGCGATGGGCAACTACGGCACAAACGTAGGCAATCTAATGGGCCAAGCTGGGCAGGCTACTGGCGCAGGTTATTTAGGCGCAGGCAACTCGCTTAACAATCTGTTTGGCGCTCTTAACCAGCAGTACAACACCAACCAGATGATGGACATTCTGGACAGGTCTCGGCGTTCGTCATACGCACCAATAGGATAAATTATGGCCCTCAATGAAATGATAGCGCAAGGCGCTCAGTTTAAGATGCCTGATCCGCTGGAGCAGTACGGCAGAATCGCGCAAATACAACAAGCCCAAAACCAAAATGCGTTGGCTCAGTACCAGATAAGTTCTGCCCAACGCGCAGACGAAACCAACACTAATTTTCTGGGTGCATTACGTGCTGCTGGCAATGACCCAATGAAAATTCAGCAGGCGTACATTAACGCTGGCAAAGGCAAAGAAGCCTCTGAATATGCTACCAGCTTGTTAACGCAACAGAAAGCTAAGGGCGATGTACAAGAACAACTAAGAAAAGACTTTACCTTTCGTCTTCAAGATTTAAGCAATAACCCTTCAGACGCAAATGTAACCGCCAATGCGGAAGACATAGCTGCCGATGCTAATTACCCACCGGCATTTAAAACAACTGCCGCCCGTAAGTTTGCTGAATTACTAGCTATGCCTGTTGAAGATAGGGCAAAAATACTTTCAATGTCTGGTATGTCAGGGGCAGAGCGTGCTACGGCAAGGAGGCCAATTGCAAGTAGTGGAACGGTATTTGATCTTAGCGGCAACGTAATTGGTCAAGCGCCAGAACCAGGCTTTACTTTAAGCCCTGGGCAAGTTCGTTATCCACGGGGATATACGGGAGTTGCAACTGCTCCAGAGGCAGTAGCCGCAGCGGTTAAGCCACCAGACAAAGTAACAATAATGACTTTATTAGGCTATCCGCTAACGCCAGCAGGTAACGAAGCCTATGAAGCTGCTATACGCGCCAAACCTACCGTATCTGCGCCGACTGGTACTCTTGCAGAAATGAGAGCCACAGGGATTCCAGAAACGCCAGAGGGACTCGAACTTTATTACAGGCTGAAAGAAAAACCCCCTGTAGTCGCACCGGAACCAAAAACACAAGAGGAAAGAAATGCAAGGTCAATAGCGTTGAAGGCCGGCCCAGAGGGTTCAGAGGCATTTAATGCTGTGTTCTACGCAGAGATGTCAAGGATGACTGCAAAGCCTGCGCCCGTTGCTGCACGCGATGATTCTTCACCGGACATTAAAAATATGAGGGCGTTGGGCATACCAGAAACAACGGCAGGTTTTGCGCTATATAACGAACTTAAAAGTAAAACTCCTGTAGCCGCCGCGCCAGCACCTACAGAAGCAATGAAAAACGCAGATGCGTTTGCACGGCCATACGGCGAACCGGGTACGCCTGCATACAACAAAGTATTTCTTGCACGAATGGAAAAATTGACGGCTAAATCTAGCGGTGGTGAGGGCGGCGGCGGCGGTGCTGCCAAAGCGCCTTCTGGTTTTAGGTTTACCCCAACAGGCGATCTTGAACCTATTCCCGGTGGGCCTTCTGCGCCTGGATTAACGCCTAAAGAAATTCAAAAACGAGAGGCGCTTTTACCTAAAGCGCGGCAAGCCGTTAGCACTGTTAAAAACACCATGTCGGTTATTAACACAACTATCGACCGCCTGCTTGCTAATTCTGAAGGACTTAACGGAATAACAGGTTTAATCTATGGCAATACGCCAGCAATTACTGATGCTGCACGGCAAGCAAACGCCGACCTTAAACAACTTGCTAACCTAGCTTTTGTGCAGGGTCTTACTGAACTTCGCGCAACATCTGCAACTGGCGCGGGTGTTGGTAACGTGTCTAATCGTGAAGGTGATAGATTTGAAAATCTTAAAGCATCTTTAGATAGAACACAATCTTTTCCAGATTTACAAGCATCTTTGCGTAGGCTAAAAACACAGGCTGACGTTACTTCGCAAACTTTGCAAGAGGCATTTGACGAAACATATCAGTATAAATCTAATACGCCACAGTCCACAAACGCTCCTGCTGCGCCAGCGTCAAACATCACGCAACAACGCCAAGACGCAAATGCAGCAATTGCCAAAGGAGCGCCTGCGGCTGCGGTTCGTCAACGCTTCAAACAAAATACGGGTCAGGAGTTGTAAATGGCTACTGGATATGAAGACCTAATTCCTGTTTCTGGATATGAAGACCTCATACCAGACACCAAAACGGCGTTTGATATTCTTAGTCCTAGATCGGCGTCTACGTTAGATGTAGCAACTAGCGCCCCCTATAAGGCTCTTGCTGGAACAGCGGATATGTTTTTAAACGCTCCGCAAAATTTAATTAACTTAGCAAAAATGGCATATGGCGTTGCAGGCACTGAATTTCACCACCGCGCTTTGGGAGATCCAAGAGGAGCAAAATTTCTTGGTAGTCAATTTGCCCCAGACATTACACCGCCGCCAAATTTTGCAACAAACGCTTTGACGCGCCTTGGCCTCATTCGTGAAACGCCAAATATGACACCTGGACAACGGGTACTTGACGTTGGCCTACAGTCTGCTACTGGCGCACTTCTTAATCCTGCTAGATCATTATCAGAATTAGGTTCAACTGCAACTAAAAACTTTTTAGGTGGTACTGCGGGGCAAACAGTGTCTGAAGTTACGGGCAACCCTTTGCTTGGTTTAACAACTGCAATGGCTACACCAACTGCAATAACAGCCGCCGCGCAACAACGTCAACTTGCACTTCAAGCCGCACAGCAAAGCAACGCTGTGCGTGACGCTACGATTCGTTCTGCTCAACAATCTGGTTTTGTAGTGACTCCAGGCAGCATTACGCCGTCAGGACAAAATGTTTTGCTTGAGCGATTGGCTGGAAAAACTAGGTTAGAACAGTTAGCATCTTCTCGCAATCAAAACACTACTGATAGACTTGCCCGACAAGCCGTTGGCGTACCAGAAAATACTCCACTTACTTCTGAAGGTATGCAAGCGGTTCGCGCTCAAGAATTTACAAAAGGATACGCTCCAGTAAGTCAAATTGGGCCAATACAAACTGATGTTACGTTTCAAACAGCGTTAACTAATTTGTCCAATAAATTTACTGGTCAATCTAGGTCATTTCCAAATGCCGCCCCAGACAAAGTTAATACAGAGTTAACAAGCTATAGAGTGCCTAACTTTGATTCGGGTGACGCACTTCAAGCATCTGCAACATTGCGTGAACAAGCTACGGCTAATTTTAGAATTGGCGAAAATGCTTTGGCAAAAACTCAAATAGGAATTTCTAGGGCGTTAGAAGACCAAATAGAAAGAAGTCTTGCAACCTCAGGAAACCAAAATGCTGCGGATATATTGGCGCAATTCCGCGCCTCGCGTCAGCGCATGGCAATTAGTCATAGCGTAGAAGATGCTATCCGTGAAGGCAGCGGATCAATAGACGCTAAAAAATTAGCTAGGGATATTCAATCTGGAAAGTATCTTAGCGGTGAACTAAAAACAATAGCTGAGTTTGCTAATATTGCGCCAAAAGTAAACCAACCAGTGGGTTCAATGGGAACACCTGGGGCGGGTACTATTCTTGGTCGAACAGGAACCGGCGCTGTTGCTGGTGGAATTGGTCTTGCTACTGGAGGGCCATTAACTGGTTTACTGGCGGCAGCAGCCCCAGAAGCTACTTCTGCGTTAGCAAGGCAATATCTACTGTCTAAATTTGGTCAAGCTAGATCATTGCCAAACTACAACTCAAGTAATTTTTTAGCCCAAGATGTTGTTACGCCGGGGTTAAGAAATGCTCTTTTGGGTACAACTTTTGTAAATAACCAAAACGCAATGGCGCAACCACAATGACACCAGAAGACCGCTCCCTGCTGATCTCCGACCTGCTCGTTGCGCTCAAGAGCAGCGACACCTGTCTTGACAGAGAGGAACAGCAGTGGGTAAGAAACGCCATCAAAGCGCAGAACGACATGGAGCGGCTGCGAAAGGCCATCATTGAGAAGACACTCGCTGGTCTGATCTGGGCGGCTATCCTTGGTGTGGCCTATCTGTTTGTAGACTTCCTCCGAAACCACGGGCTGAAGATATGAATTACTACCTCAATGCCTTCAATAAGATGTTGCGTAAGCGGCAGGAGAACCAGATGGGTGGTGGTGGTGGGCAAGACTTTGGTCAGGGCAGAGAGTACGCCAGCCCGTCTGGGCCTGATGCACTTGGCCTAGGCCCAGCACAAGACAGGTCAGCGTTCCGAGACACCATGCGGGAAATGCCGCCAGCGTTAGGTTTTGCGTTGGGTAGGATTCCTGGCATTGGCATGGCGTTTAGTCTAGCCAAAGTTGCTGACTACGCAATGGGAAAAGCAGCAGAGGCAAGAAACGCCCCTGCAAACCAACAAATGTCTGAGGCTAGGCAAGCGTTTAGGACAAGTGAGATTGCAGACAGAAACTCAGCTATGCAAAATACGCCGCAGCAGGCGTTTAGGTCAAGTGAACTTTCGGGCATGAACGCGCCCATGCAAAACACCCCGCAACAAGCGTTCCAAACTGGTGAAAAATCATACGCCCCAACAGCTACAGCCCCACAGTCCAATAACTTCCTTGCGTCTTTGTTGAGCGGTATTCTTCCAAGTTCCAGTGTGTCCTTAAATCCCGCGCCTTTTGAAGATCGTATGCCATCACTGACGCCAGCAGGAATGGCAGCGGCAGCACCAGGGGTAGCAGAGGCAAACGCTGCTGGATACGATTCTGGCATGGGCAACTTTGGCGGCGGCTCAGATAGCTTTGGTGAAGGCCAATACAACCAAGGCGGCATGGTCAACGCCCAGCATCTAATGGGCCGCGCTCCTGCGCCGGACGATGGCTACGGGGCGCTACAAGGCGGTGAGTACGTCATCACCAAGGCGGCGGTAGAGAGGTACGGCAAGGCGATGATGGACGCTATCAATAATGGCACTTTCCGATAATCATGGAATTCTTCGAAGCACTGGCGAAGGGATGGCCAATGCTGCTGGCGTTGATTACGCTCATCATTGTGCTGGCTAAAATGGACATAAAGATTGCTGTGCTTGAGGAAAAGGTCAAGAGTTTGTTTGAGATTTTTAACAGGAAAGACAAATGAGCAAAACCAAACCACATTATTTGCCCAACGGCAAACTGCACAAGGGCGAAACCCATAAGGTTGGCACTGTCCTGATGACCGGGGCAAAGCACACGCCAGCCAGCAAGCCCCTGACGCATACGCCACCGGCGAAAAAGAAATGATTGGCCTAGACGCTATCCTCGGCATCGGCGGCAAGCTGATCGAGAAGTTGATACCCGACCCCGCTGCCCAAGATGCGGCGCGGCTAGAGTTACTCAAGCTGCAACAGTCGGGTGAACTGGCGGCAATGACTGCTCAGACCGAAATCAACAAGGCCGAGGCCAGTAACCCGTCTGTGTTTGTGTCGGGCTGGCGTCCAGCGATTGGCTGGGTCTGCGCCTTGGCAATGGGCTACCAATACTTGGCTCGACCGCTGATGGTTGCCTTTATGCCTGCGCTGGCCTTCCCCGGCTTGGACGATAACTTGTGGCAGTTAATGATGGGGATGCTTGGCCTGGGCGGTCTGAGGACGTTTGAGAAGACCCAAGGCGTAGCATCAAAGTGACCCCGCATTTTACGCTTGCGGAGTTGACGATGACAAGCCATCGGCAGTTTGACAACACACCCAATGCTGCCGAGATTGCCAACCTGACCCGACTAGCACAGTTTCTGGAGTTGGTAAAAGCCAAGCTGGATGGCAAGCCGATTATGGTGAACTCGGCCTTTCGGTCTAAGCAAGTCAATGACTCAGTGGGCAGTAAAGACACTTCTCAGCACCGGCTAGGCTGCGCTGCTGACATTCGTGTACCCGGCATGACGCCTGACCAAGTTGTACGCTCTATCATGAGCCACGGGTTGTACTTTGACCAGATCATCAGAGAGTTTGACGCTTGGACGCACATCAGTATCCCAAACACAGCAGCCTTGCTACCCCGGCGTCAGGCGCTCATCATCGACAAGCTAGGCGTGCGGCCCTTTGTTTAGTACCCGGTACGCCTCAATAGCGTCCTTCAAGTCACACCGCAACTGTTCTAGCTGGTCTTGCTGCTTTTGCATCCGCAGGTAGGCTTCAAGAGCAAACTTGTCCAATACGGCTCTGTCCCAAGTGTTAAATGTAGGCGTCATGGGTGTGGGCAATCATCTGGGACAAAGGCTAGGCAATGCACCGCTGCGTGCTTGCTTTTGGACTTGACCCAGCGGTCAATATAAGTGTCAGGCATCAAAGTTAATGACCTGTTGATTGCTGATGGCTCTGCGTCCAACATTAACGCCAGTTGCTTGGCAGTCAGGCCATCAGGCGCTTGGGCCAAGGCATCACGGATTTGTTTAGACATCACCACGGCGCATCCTCATAATTCTCGGGGTTGATGGGTATTGGCTTGCTTGGCTGCGCTGGTGGCAGTTCGGTGGGGAAGGGCCAGTTATCCATTGTTGCGCTCTGCTGCAAAGTGATCAGCCAATTCCCGCGCCCGGTGTTTGTTGATGCCTTCTCGGACTAAGCTGGCGACAATCATGTCACGCCACGGCGTTGGCTCTTTGCTCTGATGGCTTTGGCGCAAAGCCTCGGCCTCAATTCGCTTGAATTCGTCTTCTTCACTATTCATAGCATCCCCCAAATAAACCCAGCCACGCCAGCAATTCCCACTAAGGCAAACAGCCCCAAGATGCACACCGCAATCAAGTGCATTAGGTTCGCCAGTTCATAGTCATCATCATCATCCATTTCAACCCCCGCTGGCTAAAGTATGCCGAGGCCAGAGAAACGCGCTGCTCTCAACAGCACCAGCCTCTTGCAGTTCCTCCACAGTCCACGGCTTCAATGGCGTTAACCGTGTATGCCCTGGTGTAACGAACACTGGCATGGTGTAGTGCGGCAACAGCTTAACGCTGTTGAGGATGAACACCGTGTGTTCTGTCAATTCCAATCTGTCACTCATAGTGTTACCTTTCTAGTTTTAAAACCACGGTGAGTAAAGCACTGCACCGACCCATCCCCCAACAACTTCCAGCCTGCGTTCTCGCCGCACAGCTTTTGAATCTTTTCCTCGACCGTATCAACTCTTGCCTCATGCTCAGACGGGCCGTCCAACAAGTAGGCCGTGGACATGACTAGGGCGATTAGCCCCGCAGCGACCCAGTTCATGGTTTCTTCCCAAACTTCAGAATCTCCAGCCGTTCTCGGTTGGAACGTAGGGTGCAGTAGCGTTGGTGGATGCGCTCCAGCATGGTCACTCTGCGGTGTTGGGTCTGCTCTTCATCCAGCAACGCCAGCAGGTCGGACTCACTGTAGTTGGGCAGGTCAGTTTGAAATTTTCGCCAAGTTATCAATTCTCTTCTCCAGTTCGGCGATGTGGGCCACCACCTTGTTGTAGGCCCGTGACGCGCTATTGTGCGTCCGGGTGCGGATCAAAAGTTCGGCCTGGGCTGCTTTGAGCCTAGCCCTGAGTTGTGTGATTCGGTTCACTTCAGTGCCTCCAGTGCAATGTCAGAAATAGCGCGTTTGTCATGGAGCGCCGCCCATATCTTTTCATCTACCGTTTTGTTCGCCACCATGACGTAGCACCACACGTCATGCCGCTGGCCGCTGCGGTGCAGGCGCCCGATGGTCTGCTCGTAGAGTTCCAGCGACCAGGGCAGCGACAAGAAGATGATCTTGCTGCCGCCGTGTTGCAGGTTGAGGCCGTGCCCGGCAGACTTAGGATGGGCCAGCAGCAGTTCGACCTTGCCAGCGTTCCAGCGTTCAATGGCGTCTGGCTCGTCCAGCGTCACAGCGCGAGGGTAGCGGCGCTTGAGTTCGGCCAACTCCTCCCGGTAGGTGTAGGCGATGATGGTGTTGGCGTGTTGGTTCTCGGCCAGCAGGTCGTCCAGGGCGTCAAACTTGGTCGAGTCGAACCAGACGGTCGAGTCGCCGTACACGAACCCAGACGCCATCTGTTGCAGCTTGGCCGTGACCACGCCAGCGTTGACGGCCACAGCCTGGGCGTTGGGGAACTGCGCCACAAACTCCTTCTTCATCTGGTCGTAGGGCTGGCGGTTGACTAGGTCGAACCGCACCGGCACAGTGTGCAGCGGCGGCAGCTTGTCCTTGTACTCGCCCGGCTCCAGCACGAACGTGGCTGGCTTGATCCGCGCCATGACCTGCTCCAGCGCACCTGGGCGCGGCGCCCACTGGTTGAAATCTTTGTTGACCAAGAAGAAGTACTGCTGCTGGAACGCGCCCTTGCTGCGGCCCAGCAGCGCCTGATCGACAATCTTGCACTGGCCGAACACGTCCTCCAGGCCGTTGCTGGTGAACCTGCCGGTCAGGCCCCAACGGGTACGCACCTCGGTGATGACCTTGTTGAAAGCCTTGAATCTGGCGCCAGAGGGGTTCTTCAGCCGGGTCAACTCGTCGAACACGACGGCGTCAAAGCCCCACCATCTGCTCCAATGGTCGGCCAGCCATTGCAGGTTGTCGTAGTTGGTCACCACGATCTGGGCGTCTGACCCTTCAATCGCAGCCAGCCGCTGCTTGGGCGTCCCGACCGCCACCGACACTTCGCGGTACTCGGCCCACAGCTTGGCCTCGGTCGGCCAGACGCTGACGGCCACCCGCAGCGGCGCCACCACCAGGAACCGGCCCACAAGACACTTGCTAATGAGTTCGTCCATAGCCGACAAGGCGATGGCGGTCTTGCCTGCGCCGACCGGGGCGAGGATCATGGCCCGGTCGTTCTCGTACAGGAAGTCAACTGCCTGTTCTTGGTACGGTCGTAAATTCATCCACCTGCTCCTTTGTCCACAGCACACAGTACCGTTGGTTCAGCCGCGCCATGTCGGCGGCAAAGACTTTCTGTAGCGCAGACAGCCGACCGCCAATGGTCTTGACTTCCACGAACCACACCACGCCGCCGGGCAGCACCACGATGCGGTCGGCTGCACCGCCGTGGCCGCGCCACTTGTAGGCTATGCCGCCCAGCGCCTTGACGCGCTTGACTAGGTAGGCTTCGATGTGTTTTTCCATGTGACTAACTTTATCACAGAAAAAAAGTTTGTGCAGATTTATTTTTATGTGCTATGATGGCCTCACCCAATCTCGGGTAACAACGAAAGTAGAGTCCATGAAAAAAGTTATCAAGATGTATGTGTACTTCTCAAAGTACTCATTTGACAAGGTGGGGACGTTTGCTGCTTACAGCTTTCGCACACCAGACACGGCTAACCTGACCTTGGTTTGCGAACAAGACATTGAGTTCAACGTGCCCGAAAATTACGATCCCACCGCCCAGAAGATCGCCGCGCTGCAAGCCCAAAAAGCAAAGGCGCAAGAAGACTTCAACAATTCCGTGTTCCAAATCAACGAACTCATCAGCAAACTGCAAGCCCTGGAGTACGACAATGCAGCACAGTAAGATCGTCGGCGGCTCGACCGCCAAGCGGGTCATCCACTGCCCCGGCAGTGTGGCCCTGGTGGCGCAGATGCCGCCGCAGGCAGAGAACAAGTACATGGCCGATGGCACGGCCCTGCACTCTGCCGTTGACCTGCTGGTGAACGACGGTGACGCCAGCGCCTACAGCCTGCTGGGCAAGACCTTCAACGGCATCGTGTTGGACGACGACCACTGCGAGAAGTTGAAGACGGCGCTGGCGCTGCTCGACGAGATCGACCCGCTGGAGCAGATGAACTTCAACACCGAACAGCGGGTCGGCTTTGGCGACCTGCTGCCGGGCGTGTTCGGCTCGACCGACCTGATTGGCCGCATAGGCAACCGGGCCATCGTGCTGGATTGGAAGTTCGGCGACGGTGTGGTGGTGACCGCCGAGGAGAACGAGCAGTTGATGTTCTACGCTGCTGCCGCCATGAGGACGCCTGAGTCATCGTGGGCGTTTGAGGGTGCGACCGAGGTGGAGTGCGTCATTATCCAACCCCCGGCGGTACGGCGGTGGGTGACCACACCCGAACGTATTCGGATGTTTGAGCGTGATCTGGTGCAGGCCGTCAAACGGTCGGCGCTGCCTGACGCGCAGTTGTCGGTAGGCGACCACTGCCGGTTCTGCCCGGCCAAGCCCATCTGCCCACAGATGACAGGCGCTGCCGACCGGGCGCTGGCGACTACGCTGGATAACCTCGACAAGGGCTTGATTAGCGACTACCTCAAAAACGCCGACCTGCTGGAGACATGGATCACCAGCCTGCGTGAGTTGGCCCTGTCAATGCTGGAGTCCGGTGCTAGACTGCCAGATTACAAGCTGGTTGCCAAAAGGGCAATCAGGCAATGGACTGACGAGGACAAGGCCAAAGTCGCCCTGTTCGCGTTGGGTCTAGAAGAATCTGAAGTGATGGAGACTTCGCTATTGTCACCGGCCAAGGCTGAGAAGGCGCTCAAAAAGCGCAAGATCGCTTTGCCGACTGAATTGGTTGTCGCTGTCTCTTCGGGTAGTACCCTGGCAAGCGCAGACGACCCGCGCCCCGAGGTGCTTTTGTTGGGCAAACAACTTGCCCGTTTAAGTAAACTAAGTAAAGGTAAAAAATGTCTAATCTTTCAGTGTTCTCCAAAGCTGGTCTGCCAGCTATCAGTACTCTCTCCAGCGCTCTCAAGAGCATCAGCGCAAGCGCAGGCCCGGTGGGTGTCGTTATCCTCAAGATGGATAAGGGCGGTCATTGGGTCTTCGGCGCAGACCAGACCGAGGTCGAGGACGACTCGACCTGGGCCGTCAATCCCTTCTCTTTCGTCCACGGCTATATCGCCTGGGGTGACGGTGAGGTGCTTGGCGAGAAGATGGTCGCGGTCAGCCAGCCGCTGCCCGAGATCGACGATGCACCGCCCGGCGCCAAGAAGGGCTGGGAGCAGCAGATCGGCATGAGCCTCAAGTGCTTGACCGGCGACGATGCTGGCATGGAGGCGCGGTTTACGACCACTTCGGTGGGTGGTAAGCGCGGCGTCCAGACCATCGCCGCTGCGCTGGCCGAGCAGGTCGAGAAGGATCAGACCAAGCCCGTGCCGGTGGTCACGCTCAAGCGGGATCATTACCAGCACAAGTCCTACGGCAAGATTTACACGCCAATCTTTGAAGTTGTTGAGTGGATCAGTATGGAAGGTGAGCCGGAGCCAGAGGCGCCGCCAGCCGGGCGCCGTCGTCGCGTAGCGGCAGCGTAAGCCGTTTTCTGATGCCCATTCGCAAGAGTGGGCATTGGAAAATGATCTGGCTTGATTTTGAAACCCGCTCCACCTGTGACCTAAAAAGTCGCGGCGTCTACAACTACGCGCAAGACCTCACGACCGAGGTGCTGTGCATGAGTTACGCCGTTGACGACGGCGAGGTGCAGACGTGGACGACAGGCCCACTACCTGACTTCACCGGCCACCGCATCATGGCCCATAACGCTGCCTTTGAGCGTTTGATTTTATGGTACGTCTTGCAGGTCAACATCCCGTTGGAGTCTTTCTATTGCACCGCCGCGCAGGCCCGTGCCAACTGCGCGCCAGGGTCGCTGGAGGACGTGGGCCGGTTCATGGGCGCCAGCATGAAGAAGGATCATCGAGGCGCTGCCTTGATCCGCAAGATGTGCGTCCCGCCGTTTCAGGAGTCGGCTGAGTTGACTGCTGAGATGATCCAATATTGTGAGCAGGACGTTCGGGCCATGAGGGCCATCAGTCAGGCCATGCGCCCCTTGTCCGACGAGGAACTGGCCGACTATCACGTCAACGAGCGCATCAACGACCGGGGCGTCCTGGTCGATGTGCCGCTCTGCCGCGCAGCGGTGTCCTACGCCGCCACAGAGGCCACTGAGATCGCCCAGATCGTCAAGGAGGTGTCCAAGGGTGAGTTGACCTCTGTGCGGTCGCCTAAGATGCGCCAGTGGGTCTGGGACAGAGTCGGCCCCGAGGCCAGAGCGTTGATGCAGAAGGACGACAAGGTCAGCATCGACAAGACTGTTCGCGCTAATCTATTAAATTGTGAAGGAGTACCGCCCGATGTCCAAGAAATCATCCAGTGCGCCGACGACCTCTGGGCGTCGTCGGTCGCCAAGTTCGCCCGACTCGCCCAACTCGCCGACGTTGAGGACAGCCGAGTCCGAGGCGCCTTCGTCTTTGCCGGAGGGTCAGCTACAGGTCGTGCAAGTAGCTACGGGGCGCAAGTACACAATTTCACACGCAAATGCGCGAAAAGTCCTGATGATGTTAGGGCTGCAATGTGCCGGGGTCACGCCATCGTCCCCAAGTTCGGCCAGCGAGTTACCGATGTCCTCCGGGGGATGCTACGGCCTGCACTGATCCCGGCTAAGGGCCAGCAGTTGGTAGTCGCGGATTGGTCATCCATTGAGGCCAGGGTCAACCCTTGGTTGTCTGGTACAGGTCAGGCCAAGCTAGACGTGTTTGAGTCGGGCCTCGACCCCTACATCGTCAATGCCGCCGGTACTTTCCAGCGCAGCTATGACGACATCAAGGCCGAGTACGACCGCGACGGCGAGTCGGCCCAGCGCCAGATCGGCAAGGTGCAGGAGTTGGCCTGCGGGTTCGCAGGCGGCGTGGGCGCGTTTGCGTCGATGGCGCGCATCTACAGTGTGCGCCTGTCCGAGGCCGACTCTAAGCGGATGGTGGACGCATGGCGCCGCAACAATCAGTGGGCCGTCAACTTCTGGCAGGCGCTTGAGCAGCAGTACACCAGGGCCATGCGAAACCGGGGTCAGGAGTTCACCGCCGGGCGGGTTACCTACCTGTTTGACGGGCGGCATCTCTGGTATTCTTTGCCCTCGGGCCGGGTGCTTTGCTACCCATTTGCCCGGTTGGAGGAGGACGGCATTAGCTACGCTAAAGCAGCTTGGAAGCCTGCCCAGGATGCCAAGGAGTGGCCCCGCGCCCGGCTGTGGCGCGGTCTGGCTTGCGAGAATGTTACCCAGGCGGTTGCCAATGACCTGCTGCGCTACGCTATGCGAACGCTAGACTCTGAAGGATTTGAAATTATCCTTACCGTACACGATGAAATAGTGCTAGAATGCCCGATAGATGATGTGGAGAAAACCATGCAGCGACTTGAGCAAATAATGTGTACGCCCCCAGAATGGGCGCAGGGTATTCCACTTGGCGTGGAATGCGCGTCAAGGTCGAGGTATGGTAAGTGATCTGGGTTGATATTCCAGGGTGGGGCGACCGCTACCAGATAAGCGAAGATGGGCGTATTCGGTCAAAAGATATGCTTGTAAAAGCAAAAAGCGGCGCAGTTGCAAAACGCAAAGGGCGTGAGTTGGCGCTTGTGCGGAAACACAATGGGTATCTCTGCGTGACATTGACCGACGGCATAAATAGGCCGCAAATAAGCGTTCACAGATTAGTGGCCCGAACTTTTTCGGGCGAATGCCCTTTAGGGCTGCATGTGCTTCATGCGGATGGCGACAAAACAAACAATCATTTTTCTAATCTGCGGTACGGTACGCCAGCCGAAAATATAGACGACACCAAAAAACACGGGCGCAGGCGTTTCGGCGTTACGCATCCATCAGCAAAACTTGATGATGACGCCGTGCAGCATATACGCTCTAGCAGTAGAAGTGGCGCAGCGTTGGCGGTAATGTATGGCGTTTCAAAAGCGCATGTGTCGTCCGTGCGGCGAAACAGGTGCTGGAAACATGTGTAAATAAAAACGCCGCCCGGTTCAGGGGCGGCGCAAAGGAGGCAACGTGCAATTTTTAGAGTTTATCACGGCTCTCGCGCCCGTGGGCGAGACAATGCTGTTTGTGCGCCAGAAACCACAGATGCGTGGGGGCGAGATGCAGTTCCACGCCGACGGGGCCGTCAAGGCCACTTGGCCGTCGTACCTGCCCTCGCACGGCGTTCGTGCTGGCGAGGCATGGTACGGCAACACTGCGTCATTCATCCTCGACCGCTTTGAGGATGGCCGGGTGTCGGCCAGCGCGGCCAACTGCGAGTATGTGGGCGTGATGGTGCTGGACGACATTGGCTCTAAGAGCAAGACCCCGCCGCTGCCGCCGACGTGGATCATGGAGACTAGTGCAGGCAACTACCAGTGGGGCTACGTCTTCAGCGAACAGCCGCCCAAGGGCGAGTTCGCCGCCGCCATCAAGGCCATCGCCGCTGCGGGTTACACCGACCCCGGCGCCTGCAACCCCGTCCGCAACTTTCGACTGCCGGGGTCGGTCAACCTCAAGCCTGACAAGGCCAAGTGGGCGTCGCGGTTAACTGAGTTCCACCCCGAGCGCGAGTTCCTGCTGGCCGATATCTGCGCCGCCCTTGAGGTCGTGCCCGGCCCTACCGAGTCGGGCGGCATCCGACCGATTCGCATGGCCGACGATGGCGCCGACGACGTGCTGATCTGGCTCTCGGGCCAGGGGCTGCTGCTCTCGCGGCCCAACGCCGAGGGCTGGGCCGGGGTCTGCTGCCCCAATAACGCCGAGCATACCGACGGCAACCCCGAGGGCCGCTATATGCCCCTCAACCGGGCGTTCTGCTGTATGCACGGCCACTGTGTCGATCTGGACAGCAACACCTTTCTGGCGTGGGTGGCCGACAATGGCGGCCCTCGCCATGCCCCCGGCCTGCGCGACGACCTGATGGCCGCTCACCTAGAGTTGGCCCTCGCCAAGATCAAGCCCAGCCCCGAGTTCCCCGACGCCGCCGCCGAGGTCATCGCCGAGGTCGAGCGCAAAGAATTAGGCCGGGTCGAGAAGTCCGGTTGGTATTCCCGCTTTGCATACCTCCAGGACGACGAGGCGTTTTTTGATATGCAGGACAGGCGCGAGTTGTCGCGCAACACCTTTAACGCCCTTTTCAGACACATCAAGTGCATCTCCATTCACTCCACCGGCAAGTCGGCCCGGCGGGTCGAGGCGTCGGTTTGCTACGACGAGAACCGACAGGCGGCTGGCGCCCGGGCCTTGGTCGGCATCACCTACGCCGCAGGCGAGTCTGTGCTGGTCAGCAAGGACGGCCTTGTCTACGGCAACCGCTGGCGCAACTCGCGCCCGGCGCCTGTCGCTTGTGACGTGAGCCGCTGGCTGCGTCACGTCGAGCGGATGCTGCCGGTCGAGTTTGAGCGTGAGCATATTTTGAACGTGATGGCCCATAAGGTGCAGTACCCAGGCCATAAGATCAACCATGCCGTGCTGCTGGGCGGCAAGCCAGGGTCAGGCAAGGATACCCTTTTCGCCCCATTTTTTTGGGCCGTCGGTGGCCCGGCCAAATTGAATTGTTCGGTCGTCAAGAACGAGGATTTGACCTCGCAGTGGGGCTACGGCCTTGAGTGTGAGGTCATGGAGATCGCCGAGTTACGTCAGGCCGAGGCCCGTGACCGCCGGGCGTTGGAGAATCATTTAAAGCCCATCATCGCGGCCCCGCCCGAGTACCTGCCGATTAACCGCAAGGGTCTACACCCGTACTATGCTCTCAACCGAGTGTTAGTGGTCGCCTTTTCGAACGAGCGTGTGGCCATCTCGCTGCCCTCGGACGACCGCCGATGGTTCGTCGCGTGGGCCGAGGCCGGGCGCCTGCCGGAGAGCGAGGCCGTCGCCTTGTGGAACTGGTATCACCACCGAGGCGGCTTCGCTGGCGTGGCCGCTTGGTTAGCTGCGCGTGACGTATCCGCTTTTAACCCCAGCGCCCCGCCGCCGATGACCGAGGCCAAGGCCATTCTGGTCGAGGCCGGTATGAGTACCGCCGAGTCGGTGCTGGTCGAGATGCTCCGCGACCGCCGGGGGCCGTTCGCCCAGGGCGTGATCGGCTCGCCGTTCCACACGATATGCGACCGGGTGCAGGGGTCAGGCGCAGCGCCGCCGGGCGTCAAGATTGTGCAGGGCGCCCTCTTCCACGCCCTGCGCGAGGCCGGTTGGCTGGATATGGGGCTAGTACACTCGCGAGAGTACAACGCTAAAAAACACGTCTTTGTCGCGCCCGAACTGGTCAGCATGACCCGGTCGGAAATGCGTCGCGCCGTGGCATGAAAAAAGCCCCTCGCGGGGCCTATAGGTTTAAGAGTACTGCTATCAGCGCGGCCAGCAGCGCCGCCGCTAAGAGCATGGGCGCCCCCAGGCGTCGGCCAGGGCCGCGAAACTAAGGCCCGGCCCGGCTGGCTGGCCGAACAGGCCCGGCCCCCGCCGTATGCGCCCCCAGGCGTCGAGCCGGTTGAGGTTGACTAGGTCGCCGCGCTTGACGGCGCCGTAAACCTGATCCCGAGTCCAGCCGTCGGCCATTAACTCGCGCATGGTCTTGGGGTCGGTCAGGCGCATAGTCCCTCCGCATACTTTAGGGCGTCGGCCTCGTTCGTGTAGAACCGCGCCGGGCCGACTATCTGGCCTGAGTCGTCGTCGCGCAGCAGGACGCGCCAGCGCCCGTCGTCGGTCTGCATGACCTCGCTGGTGATCATAAACTCGACGTTGAAAAATTCAGTCCTCATGGCAAACCTCCAGGATGATGGTCGCCCGGCGGGTGCCGAGCGGGTAGAACCGGCGGTTCTGATACGCCCAGCCGCCGTTGTCCCAGAACCGAACGTCCCAGAACCGGCCCCGGCGGTGGTTGAACGTCACCGGGCCGCTCACGTCAAATTGCCACTTGTTATGCCAGAATGTCATCGCAGACCTCCAAGC